GTTTTCCTAATTTTTCAGAAGTTAAAAATGCAGGATATGGATTTATGATGCATAAATTGACTGAGGGGCATACCTATCTAGACCCTTGTGCCCACAAGAATATACAAAACGCAAAGGCCGCCGGGTTGCATGTTGGGGTGTATCATTTTTTAAGGGCTACTACTGCCCTCTCTGCCAAGCAGGAGGCCGAGTTTTTCTTGAGCAAGGTAAGACAAGAGCTTCCTTTGGATATGCCCGTAGCGCTTGACGTGGAAGCCTTTTCCGGGGTTTCTGCCTCGGCCATAGCGGCGGCGGCGAGGGAATGGATAAATGTTGTTTCTGCAGAGGGTATGTACGTTGCATTGTATATTAATAAAGACTATGCCGACCGCGTGTTTAATGTCAAAGGCGGTGGCTTTAAGGACATTGCAATTTGGTATGCGCGATACACTGGAAATGCCGGGGCCGTACACGACGTGCAAGAGCTAGGAAGACCAGCAGAAATGATACAGTACAGCGACTCGGGCAGTGTGCCCGGAGTTGCGGGAAAGGTAGATGTAAATGTAGTTCGCGATAATCTTCCCGAGGTGATTGTAAAAAAAGGTTTGAATGGGTATAGCTCCCCCGTTTTGCGTAAGTCAGTCCTGCCAAACGCTGAAGTTGTGAGCGATACGACCCAGGATCTTACCCTATCCGTCGGGCATGTGTATCAATTGAAGATTACAGGGCCCGCGGGCACCGTAGTAAATACAGGGAACGGAAAAGTTGCGATAGCGATTCCCCGCAATGCGCGAACTGGAAATGACGATTTTTGGTTTATCGTGGGCATATCCAAGGGAACAACGGGAATTTATGTGCATGAAAAATCAGGGGGAATGTTTAAAACATGTGACGTAAAAATAATTTAAAAGTAGGGGCTGTCCTATGTTTCTGAATATAATTTTAGTAATAGTGAAAGGATTGATTCCCGTGGCTTTGGGTGCCCTTGTAGGCGCCGCGACAGCGCGGCATGTTAGAAAAAAGGCCTCTGATTCGGCCTTACAATCATTGCTGAGAGTACAATTAAAGGTAATATATCGGGCCAGTCGCAAAAAGGGCAGCATTTCCATGGAAGAATTGTCGGACGTTGATGCCCTGTATTCCTCTTACCATAAAATGGGGTTTAACGGGGTTGGGACGGAGATATACCAAAAGATAAAAAATTTGCCGATTATAGGGTGAAAAGGGAGGAATTATTATGATACAAACGATTGTGATGGACGTTTTGAAAATTTTCATTTGTGCATTTTTAGGTGTGATTTGCACATATTTAGCAACATGCCTAGACAAAAAGCGACAAGCTTTAGAGGTCGATTTAAAGTCGCAAAAGAACTCTGAGGTTCTAGATTATGGCTCTAAAGTGTGGGATATGGTGGAGGAATATTTTAGGGTACATCCGGATAAATTAAAGAATATTTCAACTACACTTGAAAAGTTTTCAAAAGCACTAAAATCTAAGTTTCCAGAGCTTACCGAGGATGAAATTTGTGATATTAGGGGCTTGATAGCGGGACTTAAAAATTTGGGTAAGCCTAAAACAAAATGAAACCCTTTCCGTATTCGTGGATAAATATAATAGTAGACTAGCGAAAGACAGGAAGTTCAAAAGGCCGGGGGGCAGACGCTTCCCGGTATTACATACGGACCGGGGCATCGATTCGTAAATATAAAAATGAGTTCTGTATTCATGCTTTCCGTTTTTCTTTCTTCTCCTTTCTATTAGGATAACCGCCATAATTATGGCGGTTATTTTTTTTTGAAAAAGGGGTTGACATTTTATATGCAAAAGCGTATAATATAGATGTACTTAAGAAGAGTACAAAAAAAACACATAATCGAAAGGGAGTTTCAACAATGAATTGTTTAACCTTTACCAGTGATACGGGACTCCATGTATCTTACGCATGCGCTCTTATCGAAAATATTCAGCACGGAAAGGCAAAAGAGTTTTACGGACCGGAGGACCTAAAGGCTAACGGGGTTCGCCCGAATGATTCTCTGCTGATGGTAAAGTTTACGGATGGGGGCGTCACTTCTTTTTCAGACCATTGGTTTCTTTCCTTTTGTTAAAAAAGTGTTGACATATTATACGCAAACGCCTATAATATAAATGCACAAGTATTCTTGAAGTATTGAGGGAGGTGAGAATGAATGAAAAAGAATTATGTGCAAAGGACATATGATATTGATGAACTTTTGGTTCATCTAGACGCCATTTGTGAAGACGACGGAAAGGAAATATCGGACTATACGCAAGAGGAAATAGTGGAAGAAGCAGAGCATTGTCTGAGCGTGTTAGAAGACGAATTGCCCGAGGATTCTTTCACCGAGGATAAGGCCTATGATAAAAAGCAAATAAGAAAGCTAAAAAAGTATATTGCCGATTTTTCATAACTAAGGGAGGCAAAATAAATGACAAAAGCGCTGATTATAAAATAGTTGAAGGAAGAAGAAGACTCCAGATCAAAGGCGCTGTCCATAGCGGAGGATAAGGCAAAGAATGACTTGTTTGAGAGGCAGGTGGCGCCCTTTATAGCGCCCTATGTTGACAAAAACTGAGCAGGGAGGAGATGAAAATGATGGATAAAAACACGGAAACAGCATTGGTTTTTGCGGCGACGATTATCATGGAACAGGTATGTGATAACCCTAAGTTTTCAGAGAAACAGCGCGACAAAATGCGAAAATGGGCCAGACTTTTGATAGACCTAGCCGACGAAAAAGAAGCCGACTGAAGGGGGGGGGAGCGAAAAGAGCGTAAGGGATAACCGTTGAACAGGCGGTTATTTTTTTTAATTTTTTTTGAAAAAGGGGTTGACATATTATATGCAAAAGCATATAATATGGATGTACTTAAGAAGAGTACAAAAAACACATAATCGAAAGGGAGCTTCAACAATGAAAAACATTAGAATGGTAGTTACCGCATTTAGCAATGGAAATGAAGCATATTTTCCATTAAAATGGACGGACCTCGACGAATTCACGGGAACAGGTACAAAATGGGAGACGGCAAGGAAAAGGGCATTTGCAAGTATGCAAAAAGAGCTTAAAAAAGAAAAGAAAAGCCCCGGTGCCTTTGAAGGGATAGTAGACGTTTACGGAGCCTCCGAAAAAGAACAAGATTGCGACAGTGAGCATTACATTCAAACTATTAACATAGAGTTCTGATGAACGCCCTCACGGATTGCCAGCGCGGTCCGTGTCCACTATTCAAAAAAAAAGAGGAGGTGTACGGCATTAGATTGTACCCAGATAAGGGTACGGCAGGATCTTATCAAATCACAAAGTAAAGGTGGCATGGTAAATTTTGAGAAGTATTAAGTATTGGCGCTTGAAAACTGGATTGACCCAAGCAGAGTTGGCTATGAAGATAGGCAGTACACAGCCGTGTATATCCAATTGGGAAGATCTTGATACCGAACCTAAATTGTATACGTTGCGTCGGATGGCGCATATTTTTGGGGTTGATGCCAAAGAGCTAATGGCTCTTACCCAAGCTCAGGAAGACGAATTAGAAGCTATGGAGGGGAACTTAAAATGATGTATGTTTCTTGCATGCTTTTGCTAACCGTGTGCTTGCCAGTGAGTCTTATGGCAGCTTTTGACGTAATTTTTGATTACGTTTCCAAAAAGGGGCGGCATTGATGGCTGATTATTATATCCACACGGGTTATTGCGTCAAACACACAGCGGATGAAGAATCCGCGAAAATGATGGCTGAGATTGCTTTGGAAAACGAGCTAATCTCATATGAGGAAAGACACGGCAAGGAAGTTAGTCGAAAGGTGTATATAAGTCTCAGAAAATCTCTAGGGCTAATGATGAATGAGCTAGTCGCGTGTAAAAATTCGGGATGTTTTTGGTTCCCTGAGGAACACTCAGAAAAAATAAATTCGATATGCATAGAAAAGCAATGCTGAATCGTTTTTAAGAGGGAGGTATTGTTTTGTCTAGGATAATAGAGCGGATTATGTTGGCACTGGCGTTGATGGCGTTAATTGGAAAAAGTGGAGCAATTAAGACCGAAAAGCTGTCTGCCCTAATTTTGGCGAAAGACTCTAATTCCTCTTGTTCATATTCATATGGGACCGCCTTTCCGGTCGCTCCTCATATTTGGCTTACCGCCGCTCACGTAGTGGAAGACGCGCCCGGAAAAGGGCTGATACTGCCGAACAAGAACGGCTTCTTACGGGGATTTAAAATCAGACTTCTTGATAAAGAATCCGATATGGCTGTTCTGTATTGTGACAAGGCTGTAAGGAATTGGTACTCCCTAGAGACGAATTCCACAGCGGATTTACAAAAAATTCGGTACCCAAGTCCCCACATTAATTTTGAGTATAGGCTTATGGCTGTAACAAAAAATGGAAAGGCCATTGGTGGGCAGTCTGGGAGTCCTTTCAAGAATTCAACCGGAAAGGTGGATTCTATTTTAGTAGCTGGTGGGGACAGCAATTTCTATTTGTCCCCTATCACAGAGAAAATGCTTTCCGAGATAGGGGAAGTTGAAGCGGATGCTTGATGAATATTTTATTTTTAGTTATTGCAGGCTCCATTATAGCCTTATATTTAGCGTATTTGGCAAGAAGTTGGGGGGAAATAAAATGATAGCTCTTATCTGGGTTTTATCAGGGATGGTTTCTGTTTGTGTAATTGTGATGGTAAAGGAGTTTAGGGACGGTGAGTAAAATTCCAAAAATTTGTCTTTCCTGCAGAGTGTACAAAGACCAAAACTGCCGATTGCAGACGGTGTGCAAAAAGGCTAAGGCGTACAAGGAAAGACAGAGGGACATTAAAATGGACGAATACAATATGGTGACTGCCCGAAGATTGAGTGCTCTCAGGCATCACAGAAAATACTGAGGAGGTACAAGGCATGACAGCAAATGAGTATCAGAAAGCCGCATTGAGAACAGCTACTTCAAAATTCCGCGATTTAGGCAATTGTGGTTTAGGAATTGCCGGAGAGGCGGGAGAGGTAGCAGATATTATCAAAAAGCATTTGTATCAAGGGCACCCGCTTGACAAAAGGCACATTGTTGAGGAATTGGGAGACGTTGCGTGGTATGTAGCGGTATGTGCTTTCATGGTGGACACATCACTTGAAGATGTGCTGAAAGAAAACGTACGCAAGCTAAAACGCCGCTATCCAGATGGATTCTCAGAAGAACGAAGTATTCATAGAGTGAGGTGAGACAAATGCCATTCAGTGAAGCAGACCGGGAGGCAATGCGGAAGGCAGACGCCGAAATTGATGCCGCCCCGGTTAAGATAACTCTAGAGGACCTTAAACGGGACGCCGAGATTGACCGGGCCAACAGCAAAAAGCATTTGCTAACCGAGGACATGAAAGCCTACAAAAGGGCCTATTATGAGTCGAAAAAAGATCTGTATAAGGCCCGTAGGCATCAGCAGTATATTACACACAGAGACTACTACAAAAAGTGGTATGCTGAAAATCGGAAAGAGAGGCACGATTATTATATGGCGCATAAAGAGCATGCTATGGAAGTTCACAAAGATTGGTACAACAGGAATCGAAAAGAGATAAACGAGAGGAGAAGAGAGCGTAGAGTCAAGGCTAAGCAAATACGGCCTGCCCGTTTAAAAATGGGATTGAAGCAAAAAGAATTCGCGCTTGCCGTGGGCGTAAGTCCACGGCAAGTGGTGAAGTGGGAAAATGGGCAGGCGGTTCCATCTGAGGCGCTGTTCAAAAAAATTCAAAAATTTATTGAAAATAACACTTGACTTTTTATATGCAAACGCATATAATATAATTAGCGAAAGGGAAAAGAGGTGGTTAAAGTATGGAGCAGAAAAAAGAGGTATACTTTGAGGAAAAGTTACCGAAAAGGGTGGTGCTATACGGAGACATTTTTCTATGCAATTTAGACCCGGTCAAGGGTTCTGAAGAGGGGAAAAAGCGGCCCGTAATAATCGTTCAAAATGATGTGGGAAACAAATATTCCCCAACGACAATTGTGGTACCAACAACATCACATTTTAAGCGGAAAGAATGGTTCCACATCGAGGTAGGACCTGACCCAGAAAATGGGCTGTATTCTGAGGGAAAAATACTTTGTGAGCAAATACGAACAGTAGATAAAGTTCGACTAGGCCAAAAAATCGGGCATCTACCTAATAGTCTAATGCAAAAAATATCAGATACGGAGGCTAGACTACTATGCAACAGGTGGCACTAACCGAGGAAGAGAGGCAATTGGTGGCGCAAAACGAAGGGCTTATATGGGCCTTTTGTGCAAAGCATAGGTTGAATGGAGAAGCATGGTACGGGCTTTTCGCTGAGGCGCTTTGCAAGGCCGCCAAAAAATACGACCCTAAAAAGGCAAAATTTTCCACATGGGGAGTGAGATTCATACGGTTTGCATGGGGACACGAACTCATGATAAATCACAGAAAGCTTAAAGATGTAACTCCCGTAGAGCCTCTAAATGCCAGAGTTTCTTTCTCTGAGGGGAAAGCCTCGGAATACATGGAACTGATTCCAGATGAGGACAAAACGGGGTATCGTGAATTATTAGGTTTTATATCTGGATTATCTGAACAAGAAAAGATAATTGCTCGGGATATGATATTGCACGAAAGTAATAAAAGGACAGCAGAAAGATTGGGTATAAGCAAATCAACCATGACGCGGCGGAAAAAAGCTTTTCAAACAAAGATAAACGATTTTATAGAAGAAAGGAAATATTGAGCATGGATAACATTTTCAAAATTGAAGTAAATCTCGGGGACAGTACACTACAAGCAATTGACGACCTAGCGACCTCAATCAGGTGCCTAGCCTTTGGGCAGGCCGAGACAGCCGCAAAAGCCCCGGCAAGAAAAACCCGGAAAACGAAAAAGCCTGCTGAGGAGAAGCCTGCCGAGGAGAAGCCTGCTGAGGAGAAGCCTGCTGAGGAGAAGCCTGCCGAGGAGAAGCCTGCCGAGGAGAAGCCCGCCGAGGAGAAGCCTGCCGAGGGGAAGACTGTGTCACTCGAAGACATCACCGAAAAGGCCTCAGGGCTTTTAGATGCCGATAAAATGAATGAGCTTTGCGCGTTATTGGGGAAATTCAAATGCGAAGCAATCACTGAGCTTCCAAAAGATAGATACAATGAGTTCTTTGATGCCCTTTGCGCCATACCGGCTTAAAAATTGAAAGGGGAGAAAGCGACATGAAAAGCGGAATTTTTGCTTATGGGGAACTCTTTTTCAATAGTTGGATAAAGGGTACACCCCCATTGAAAATAGGAACTAAAATCAAATTAGGGGAAGTGGACTTCAATATTTTTGGGGCTATGGATCTGGAATTATGGCAAAAAGTAAATGAGTCTTCCTTTGAAAAATTCTTTCAAAAAAATTTTGATTCGGAAAAAGTAAAGGATGACCTTAAAAGGGCCTGTCTTGATTCTACACCACATTTTCATATTATCAGCAAAGACGAGTACGAGAAAAAATATGGAGAGGGGGAAAAGGCCTCATGCCCGAAAAACATTCTTTTATAGGCCCCTCGGCGGCAGAAATCTGGTTTCACTGTCCTCCATCTATGAGAACCTTTAAAAAAGAGAAGCAGGAGGAAGAAAATAATCCAACCGCCGATTATAAAACTGAGGGAACTTGCGCCCATGCCGTGGGTGAATATTTTGCAAAGAAGATATTTTTGCATAAAGGCGGTGAGTATAAAGAGGAAATCGAAAAAATACGAGCGGAATATCCCGAAGTTTTTAGCAAAGAAATGTTGGATTATGCAGACGATTATACCGCATATCTGCAAAACATTTATAGCGGTTACGATAGGCCAAGGCACATGATGGTGGAACAATTTCTTCCGATTTTCGGAAATACTTTTGGCACCACAGATTGCGCCGTTGTGGGCATTAAAGCAGGGGTCGGGGTGAGTTTAGATGTTGTTGATTTTAAGTATGGCAAAGGTGTTAAAGTGGACGCGAAAAATAATTTGCAGATGCTTTTGTATGGCTATGGCGTTTATCGTCGGTATCGTCGCTTATTTAATTTGCAGGATGAAACGCCGCTAACACTTCACATCTTCCAACCAAGACTAAAAAATATCTCACAATGGGACATCAAGGTAGGTGACATGCTGAAAAAAATCGACGAATTGAGGAAGCAGGCTGAACTTGCCGAGGCAGGATCAGGAAACTTTTCTCCCGGGCATTGGTGCCGCTTCTGCCCCGGCGCCGATTCTTGCAAGCACCGAGCGAATAAGATAAAGGCCAGCCTTACAGAAAATTTGTCGGAAGACAAAAATAAGCTTCAAAATGAAGATTATGCTAAACTGCTTGATTTTTTCAAGGAAATGAATGTGGAGAGTTGGATAAAGCAGATAAAGGCCCATTCTCTAAACTGCATTTTATCAGGGGAAGACGTTCCCGGATGGAAAGCAGTAGAGGGGCGCTCTAAGACAACAATCACTGATTTTAAGACCCTTGAAAAATTCATTGTGGATAACAAGATGGGGGAAAGCAAAGACCTTTACTCTCCCGGAGGGATTACCCTTATTAAAAAGGCAATTGGAGCAAAGAACTTCAAAAAAGTACCGGATAATTGTTTCACAAAAACGCCCGGCAGGCCTACACTTGCCGAGGCGTCGGACCCAAGAAAAGACTATACGTCTTCAGACTTTGCAAAAAATGAGTTCACTAAAATCTAACATTTTGGCCATTGACATTCTGCCCTAAAGCAGACTACAATAGAAGAACGCCGACTAACAAGCATCAACAAACGAAAGGGAGTAAACACATGAGTACAAAAGTTTTAACCGGGAAATGCAGATTTAGTTTTGTTCATCTTTTAACACCACACGCCGTGGCGGTCGGAGGGCAGGAAAAGTATTCAGTAACCCTGCTTATCCCCAAGAGTGACAAAGCTACTATAGCACATATAACGGGCGCTATAGAGGAGGCAAAACAAAAGGGCGTCTCCGAAAAATGGGGAGGAAAAATGCCAAAGGTGCTTAAAAATCCCATTTGGGACGGAGACGGCCAGAGACAGAATGGCGACGATTTTGGCCCTGAGTGCAAGGGCTGCTATGTTGTTACTGCATCTAGTTTGATGCGGCCCGGCATTGTAGACAGAAACGTGCAGGACATCATAGATGCCGCTGAGGTTTACAGCGGTATGTATGGCAGAGTAACAATAAACTTTTTCCCTTACGAATTTCAAGGAAACCGGGGAATCGGTTGCGGACTCAACAACGTACAAAAAATCAGTGATGGAGAACCCTTAGGAGGATTTTCTTCTCCTAACGAGGACTTTACAGCGATCGACGACGCGGGAGAAGCACCTGAGGAATCCGCAAAGCCTCAGACCCATAAGCGGATAAACCCAATTACCGGAAAGCCTATGGACTAAAAAACAAAAAAGGGGAAAAAATGAAGCATATCCTTACACTAGATTTTGAGACTTTTAGCGATAGGGATATTAAGAAAACGGGGCTGTATAAATACGTACAGTCACCGTTTTTTAATATCCTACTAACCGCGTACGCCATTGACGACGGTCCAGTAAAACAGATAGATAATGCAAAGGGGGAACCCTTTACAGAGGAATTTTTAGATGCCCTAAAAAATCCGAACTTTACAAAACGAGCTTTCAATGCCCCCTTTGAGTGGTATATACTCTGCTGGGTATTAAAAATTCAGCACCCTATAGAATGGTTAGCCCAATGGGAGGACACACGGATTCACGCCTTGTATTGTAGCTACCCAGCTAGTTTGGATAGCGCGGGTGAGGCCATAGGGCTGCCACAGGAAGACAAAAAGGACAGACGAGGTAAAGACCTTATCCGGTTTTTTTGTAAGCCTAGAAAGCAAACAAAGAACAACCATAACTTCAGAAATTGGCCTAAGGACTTCCCGGAGAAATGGGACATCTTCAAAGAATACAATAAACAGGACGTTGCTACAGAACGAGCCATTGATTATTGTTTAGACCCTTTTCCTGTTCCAGAAAAGGTATGGGAAGATTGGAGGATAGACCAAGCTGTAAATCTGAGGGGAACCAAAGTAGACTTACAGCTAATTGAGGGCGCCTTGTTTTGTTGGAAAACGGTATCCGAAAAAATGATGGAAAGGTCACGGGAAATCACGGGACTTCCAAACCCTAACTCAGGGGCACAATTGGTAAAATGGTTAGGAAAGCAAATAGAAGACGCCCCAGATAACGTCCGCAAGGCCACTGTATCGGAGTTGCTAGAGCGCCCCGAACTGCCTGAGCAAGTATCGGAAGTTCTAAAAATCAGACAGCAACTCGGCAAGACATCTATAAAAAAGTATCGGGCGGCGCAAGACGCGGCCTGCAAGGACGAGAGAGTACGGGGACTCCTACAGTATTATGGCGCTCCCCGGACTGGAAGATGGGCCGGGCGATTAGTGCAGATTCAAAACTTGCCGCAAGTTCATTTATCAGGACTCCCAAAAGCGAGAGAGTACATTAAAAACAAGAATCTAGATGCCCTAAAGTTGTGTTATGGAAATATCTCAGATACGTTATCCCAATGTATCAGGACCATGTTTATCCCTGCCAAAAATTGTAAATTTGTCGTCGCTGACTTTTCGGCCATTGAGGCCCGCGTTTTGGCGTGGGAGGCAAAAGAAAAATGGCGGCAAGATGTTTTTAAAAACGGCGGCAAAATTTATGAAGCTTCTGCCGCGTCCATGTTTAACGTCCCTATAGAATCCATACACAAAGGCGATCCTTTGAGACAGCGGGGAAAAGTCGCTGAATTAGCGCTAGGGTATCAAGGCGGGGTGGGAGCTATGGCGAAGATGGACCGGGACCATCAAATACCGGAAAATGAAATGCCCGGCATTGTAGAAAAATGGCGGGCATCTTCCCCGAAAATAGTAGCTTTTTGGGGAAAAATGCAAAGGGCCGCTATGGACACAGTAAAAACGGGCAAGCCGCATAAGGTAGATGATATTGTGGTGTTTAGAATAGAACAGTCTTACAATACCCAGAATTCCAAAGCTTTAACTTTTTTGACTATGGAGCTTCCCTCCAAAAGAAAACTATTTTACGCGCGGCCCAAAATAGTTTATACTAATAAATGGGGAACCGCCTCTCTCGAATATTGGGGGACGGGACAGCAAACTGGAAAATGGGTACGACTAGACACGTACGGCGGCAAGCTCACAGAAAATGCAACACAGGCAATTGCAAGAGACTGTCTTGCCGTAAGCATGGAACGAATGACTAAGGCGGGATTCAGCATTTGCTTCCACGTACATGATGAGGTCATTACAGAGGTGCCCGCCGGGAAGTTTAAAGACCCATACGAGGAATTAGTAAATATCATGCGCGAGCCTATGCCATGGGCGCCGGGATTGATTTTAGATGCTGATGGATTTGTGGGAGATTTTTATAAGAAGGGATGATAGATACACATGAAAAAAATCTTAATAAGTGTAGCACCCTGCAGAACTACCAAAAAATGGAAGGAAAAAGAATTTGAGTCATGGGACGATTTTTTCAAACTTATGGAAAATCCGACCAAAAGTAATCTCGATTTTGGTGTTTATGAGGACTACAAAAAGTTAGGAAAAGAGGGGAAAGAAAAGAGGGGAGCCGCAAAGGACGGACCCTGCTTTGTAGCAGGGAAACTTGTGGATGGACGACGCGGAAAGGGAACAATTGCGTACAGGAATCTAATCGCATTAGACGCCGACAAGCTAGCCGACATGAAGCAACTAGAATCCGTGATAGGGAAACTAAAGTTGTTTCTGCATCTAAAATCCTGTGTCTATACCACTCCATCCCATTCAGAGGCCGCCCCCAGGTGCCGTATTCTTCTCCCATTGGCGCGGAACGTATCGGCGCAAGAATATGAATTTGTATCACGAAAAATCGCTGATAAAATATCAAAACTTGATTCCAAAAACTGTATTTTTGATATGACATCCTTTCAGCCGGAACGTTTGATGTATTTTCCAAAGGTGTTTAAGGGCGGCAAGTTCTTATATAAACGCCTAGATGGAAAACTTTTGAACCCAGACATTTTTGAGGAGGAGTATAAGGACGAGGAATGGAAAAATCCAAATAATTGGCCCGGACTAAGTCCGGAAGAAAAAAAGATAAAACAGCATTTTGGGGAAATTAAAAAGTCTCCTGCTCAGTCAAGTAATGGATGGGTAAGAGCCTTTTGCAGTAAATATAATATCATGACCGCAATAGAGTCTTTTCTTCCCGACGTTTACGATATTTCCTCAGATGGCAAGGTCCAGCTAAAGAGTGGGAGCCGGGAAGATGGGGTATTAGTATTCCCATATGAGGACGAAAATACGTCGATACCGAATCAATTTTTAGTTTCTTTTCATGATTCGGACAAAACAAAAGGACTTGAGGTAAACGCTTTTGACCTAGTTAGATTATGGAAGTACGGGGATTTGGATTCCGATAAAGACAAGGATCTACCTGTTACGCGGAAACCATCATTTATGGCAATGGTTAAACTAATTACCGAAAAATTGCCTGAGGTGCATGAAAAGGCATCGGAACTAGGGGCCGAAGAGTTCAAAAAAGCCGAAGAAGAATTTACCGCTGTGTACGGCAAAAATGACAAAAAGGACGGTCCGGTTGCAGAAAAAAGACTGCAACGCGCTCCAATAGGTGTGCCAAAAAATGGAGACGACTGGAAGAGACTAACCACAAAAAATGCCAAGACAGGAAATCTTAAAAATTCAATTCTGAATGTATCGCTAATCCTGCTAAACGACAGATACCTTGCCGGGCGATTAGGTATGGATATTTTTTCAGAGGTCCGCATGTGCCATAGGCCCCTGCCGTGGGATTCCGACAGAGAGGAAAGAGACTCAGTATGGGATGAAAATGGAACGGATTTAGCAAATCTCAGAGCCTATCTTGAACAGTATTACAATATAACCAATCGCGCCATTGTAGATGATGCCGTTTCTATTGCTATGGCGGCCAACCAATACAATGCCGCTGCTGATTGGTTATATTCATTGAAATGGGATAAAACGCCGAGGGTGGAAACCCTACTCACCGACTTTTTTGGCGTGGAAGACGACGACATGGGGTACACACGGGCAGTATGCCGCAAAACAATGATCGCGGCTATACGCCGGGCCAAGTTGGGCAGGCACGATACCTACAAATTTGATAATGTGCCTGTCCTAATAGGCGGTCAAGGAATCGGAAAATCCGAATTTTGCAAAAAGTTGTTGCAAACCCACCCGGAGTGGGAGACGGACCAGATGGAAGCGCTGGACGGGAAAAACAAGGATAATTTACTGGTTTTACGTGGGGTTCTCGTTGCTGAATTAGGTGAGATGGACGCCCTTAAAAAGGCCGACGTGGAAAGTTCTAAGAAGATAATCTCTGCCGTGGCTGATAGATACAGGGACCCATACGCTAAAACAGCCTCGGTCCATCCCCGTCGGTGTGTGTTTATAGGAACGGGAAATGTGGTACAGTTCCTAAATGATTCCACAGGCAATAGGCGGTTTTGGCCTGTATATATTCCCAAAGATTGGAAAGAGAAACGCAAAAAGAATTTATGGAAAGACTTTGATGCCTACTACAGTGAACAGGTATGGGCCGAGGCCGTCGCGTTAGAAGCGACAGGAGAGCGGACGGATATGGACACACCCGAATTAATAAGAGCTTCCCAGGAGGAATCTGAGGCATCTAATGAGGACAGTCCATTGAAAGCTCCAATTCTAGAATTCCTTTCACGGAAAATCCCGGAAGATTGGAACGACATCAGGGACGGTGAACCCGTATGGCCTCTTCAGCGCCGCCGTATTTTCTGGGAGGACCATACCGAATACGAGGGGAAACTTGTGGACCGGGAATACGTCAACGCCTCTGAGATCCTTTTGGAAGCTTTCCCCGAAAAGTTCCACTCAGAGATAGACATTTCCCGAAGAGATACTCGGGAGGTCGCCGCTATTGTGAACGCGTTTCCGAATTGGGAACGCAAAAAACAAACAATGCGGTACGGATGCTATCAGGTGGCAAAGGTTCTGCAGAAAACGCATAAAATAAAAAATATGCATTAAAAAATGCATAATTATACAATAGTAGGACGCTCTAAAAGGGTTGTTGGGGCGCCCCATTTTGTTACCCAGTGTAGCATAACCTAGTTCTTCCCGTGCTTTGTTGCTTACCGCGCGCATTTTCAAAAAGTGGAAAAGGGCGGCAGAGTAACTCATTAAAAATCAATAAAAATTCTAAGTTATGATTTTAGTTACGAAAATCATATCCAAAAAAGGGCCAGCCTAAGCCGTTTTTACCCTTTCTATAACTATGTAACCTATATAACCCTATATATATATAATTATATAGTAGGGTAGGGATAACGGTATATGAACAATTATGTATTTATGACGTATTTCCACATGCTACAGAAAGGAATAGGGAAAATGCAGGTTATAGGTTATGTTGGTTACGCGGCCTAAATCCCCCCGGCAAGCCCCAAAGTGAAAAATGCATAATTCCATACATTTGCATTATACATTTTCGATATGATATAATATAACAAGAACGCAAGGGAAAGGAAGCAATTACAAATGGCTGAAAAAGATTTGACAACCGAGAAAGATATAGAGGATTATTTTGTACGCAAGGTACGGCAAGCGGGAGGCAGGGCCTATAAGTTCGGGCAAAACGGACTCCCGGACCGGATTTGCGTATTCCCCCAAGGCAAAGTTTTCTTTGTGGAACTCAAACGGCCCGGGGAAAGACCCCGGCCCCTGCAGATAAACCGCCAAAAGGAACTAATGTGCCTAGGGGCCGTTGTAGTGCCCTATATTGATACAAAAAAAGGGGTGGACTCTTTTATTGATAGCGTGCTAAAGGGCCGTGTGAAGTCATTTCTCGAAAGATACGGCATATACAGCACGATTACACGATAACAGAGGAGGAGAAAAGGGAAATGGAAACGGGAATGAGAAGAAAAGAATACAAACCATACGATTATCAGAGGTATGCCGAAAATTGGATTATTCAGAAACCCTGTTGCGGGTTGTTTCTTGAAATGGGCCTAGGGAAAACAGTAATCACGCTGTCTGCCCTCAAAGACTTGAAGTTCAACCGATTCAAGATAAACAAAACACTCGTGATTGCCCCTAAGCGCGTCGCTGAGGCCTCGTGGAGCGACGAGGCGGCTAAGTGGGAACATCTAAGGGGGTACCGCGTTTCTATTGTCCTAGGGACAGCTAACGAGCGTAAAAGGGCTATCGCTAAAAGGGCCGATCTTTATGTCACCAACCGAGACAGCGTTGTCTGGTTGGTAGAGCATTATGGTAAAATTTGGCCTTTTGACTGTGTGGTCCTCGACGAGTCGTCCAGTTTTAAGAACCACAGGTCAAAACGGTTTAGGGCATTGAAATCGGTTAGAAAGAAAATAAACCGGATGATTTTATTAACCGGAACTCCCGCGCCAAAGTCATTATTGGACTTATGGGCACAGATATTCCTACTGGACAGCGGCAAGCGTTTGGGCCGTACTTTTTCGTCTTTTCGTGATTTTTATTTTGTCCCGGATAAACGTTCAAGAGAACGTGTGTTCACATACAAACCGCGTTCAATAGCGCAAGAAGCAATCACGGAAAAGCTAAAGGATATTTGCCTGAGCATGAAATCTGAAGACTTTTTGGAGCTGCCCGAAAAACAGATTATTAAAGTACCTGTGATTCTTTCCGGGGAGACAAAAAAGCAGTATAAAAAACTTGAAAAAGAGATGCTTTTACAGGTTGGGGATGAAGAGATAACAGCCTCCACACAGGCGGTGTTAAGTAGTAAGCTTTTACAGCTTTGCAATGGTGCTGTATATAGCACGGATGAACGCGGTGAGCGAAAAACTATAAGAGTTCACCAAAAAAAACTAGAAACACTTCTTGAAATTTTGGAGTTTTTAACAGTAAATGGGCAGAAGCACGCCCTTGTTTTCTATGAATTCCAGTCGGATAAAGAGTGCATTTTGAAAGCATTATCGGCGACCAAGTTGAAATGTGCTACCCTTGATAGTGCAACATCTGTCCATATGTGGAATACCGGAAAAATAGACGTTTTATTGGCCCATCCAGCCTCTTGTGCATATGGCCTAAACTTGCAATCCGGGGGAAATCACATCATTTGGTACGGGCTTCCGTGGAACCCAGAACTGTTCGAACAATCGAACAAGCGTTTGCATAGGATGGGCCAAAAAAATACCGTCTTTATTCATGTACTGCTGGTAAAGGACAGCCGGGATGAAGACGTATTTAGCGCTTTAAAGGCTGAGGGGGAATGTCAAGACAGACTCATTGAGTCGCTAAAAGCTAGAGTGAATAAGGCCAAAAAGGAATGATGCATAATGCCAAGAAAGCGGACTAAAATCACAGAAGAACGCGATATTCATAGAACGAATATGGCTGAGTGGGAAACCCGGAGCGGCATCCTAAAATTGCGCGGTTGGGCAAGCAACGGCTTATCCTACAAAGACATTGCACAAAAGATGGGGATTACCGAGCCAACACTAATTAAATGGCGGCATAGATCTGAGATAATTCAAGAGGCCTGCACATGGGGCCGGGATAGGGCCGATTTGTTCGTGGAAAGTGCCTTGTTCAAGAGGGCAACAGGCTATTCATACGAAGAGGTACAGACGACTCAGGACAGCAAACGGAGAGTTCTTGAACGCAAGATAACAAAGAAAGAGGTGCCCGCTTCAACAACCGCCGCCATCTTCTGGCTATGCAATCGCAAGCCGAAAGAGTGGAAAAATCAGAAGTATGAGCATACCGATAATCAAGAGTCTCTGAACAAACTGGACGCCGTGCTAAAACGTATAGACGGCGAGTGCAAGAAAGACACAGACGAGGGGGAGGGCGGCAAGAATGATGGAACTACTAGCGCCACACCAAAGACGGAACTGGAAACACACGATAGGTGACTTCCACAGGTGGAATATCTCTGAGGGCGCCACCCGGTCGGGCAAAACTTATGTAGACTTTTATAAGATTCCGTGGCGAATTCGGCATGCGGATAAGGATGGAATCATAGTTCTTTTGGGAAATACACAAGGAACGTTGGAGCGCAACATTCTAGAGCCTTTGCGTTCCATTTGGGGGAAAGATTTTGTTGGCACAATTGGGGGTGCTTCTAGCCGCGTTCATATGTTTGGACGGGACGTCTATGCCCTAGGCGCCGACAAAAAGACATCAGTCGCCAAAATACAGGGCAGTTCGATAGCCTATTGTTACGGGGATGAAATAGCAACGTGGGCCGAACCTGTTTTTCAGATGCTAAAATCCCGACTGGATAGGCCTACTTCCTGCTTTGATGGAACGACTAACCCAGATAATCCCCAGCATTGGCTACACAAATTTTTGAAATCAGACGCCAACATCTATAGGCAGAGATTTACACTGGATGAAAATCCATATGTATCTGAATTCTTCAAGGAACAGCTAAAAAAGGAATACTCGGGAACTGTGTATTACGACCGTTTCATTCTAGGAAAATGGCGGGCCGCCGAGGGAATCATATATCGCGCTTTTGCGGACCATTTTGACAAATTCCTAAGAAAGGAAAGACCGGACCCAAAAGACACAGCCTTTTGCACAATCGGGGTTGATTTTGGCGGCACGAAAAGCGCTCAGGCGTTTCAGTGCACCGCATTTTCCAAAGACTTATCGAGAATTGAAACAATCGACGAATATTACACAAAGGATCCATTGGACCCGGTGAAGCTAGCACAAGACTTTGCAGACTTTTTGCAAGTTCAGTTGAGCCGGGGTTATTTCATACAGGAGATAAGAGCCGATTCCGCTGAGTCGGTATTGCTCCGCGGACTGCAGGCAGAGCTTGACCGGAGGCGGTTGCCGTACAGGGTTCTCCCGGCGCGTAAAACGGCTATTAATGACCGCATACGATTCTACTGTATGCTACAATCACTAGGACGATACTCGGTGCATGTGTCGTGTAATCATACAGTAGAAGCGTTTTGCACGGCAACGTGGCGGCCGTACGTAAACCGTGATGAGCGGTTAGACGACGGCACCTATAATATTGATTCATTAGATGCGCAAGAGTACAGCACGGAAAGCTACCAAAAGCAAATGATACGGTTGATAACATTCAACAGGGGGCTATGAAATGGCGAGTGCTACAAAAAATATCGAGAC